TGATTAAAAAATGTAAATTTAGTTTTTACAATAGAACTTTACAAATTTGGCATACCGCATTACGAGAATAAGTTACGACTAAATACAATAATGTAATAAATATAAAGAATGAAAAATATTTAATAGTTAGTAAACGACTTAAATAATAAATAAATAAATAATTAATGAATACATTATATACTACTCAAAATGATTTATTATTAAATAACTTAATGGTTTTTTATAAAAATGAGTCATTGCTTGACCGAATGCTTAAAATAATTACGGGAGAATCTAAAATATCTTTACGAATTGTCGATTGGTTTGTAACAAATTACGCAAAAAAATATTATACTCTATATGCAATACATAGTGAAACCGAACCCGCTAGAAGATTTAAAGTTTACCCTGATTATAAACTTAAATTAAAAGCATATAGTAAAAAAAGATTTGACCCTTTTTGTAGATGGGATAGAATAAGTATTCCATATAAAAACGGCACATTTATTGAAACCACAATCGGTCAGCTGAATTTTTTTAAGTGGGCTATTGAAAATCGTGTAATAGAATATATTGAAGAATTTTATGAAACAATTGAAAAGGATATGAATTGCCGAAATAGCACTTCCAAGAGAAAGGAAACTATTGCGGATAATTCTAAAACCAGAAAGAAGAGAGAAGAGTTATCTATTTCTGCTTCAAAAAGTATGAAAATGGAAGAGGTAGAAATTGTTGTGCGGTTTCATTAATCTTTTTATATTTTTATATTTTTATATTATAATAATATAATTTTATAATATATTATAAATGAATAATTTACAAAAAAGATTTTTGTTATTTTTATTTGGATGTATTGGATCCAGAACGGCAATAGTTTTTATTGCTAAAAATGCTACAAAAAAATATTTAAAATACTTAGGATATTTGGCTTTATTACCAGCAATAGGATTTATTTATTTATTTTTAACTGGAACAAGAAAAACAGGAGCTGAAGTTTTTGGAGATAAAATATGGTGGAATAATCTAAGACCATTGCATTCTTTATTATATTTTTTATTCGCTTACAATGCTATTTATGGTAATACAAATGCTTGGAAGTATATATTAGCTGATGTTATTATCGGTTTGATATCATTTTTATATTTTCATTATATGAACGGTGATTTTTCAAAAGTATTTGATACAAAAAAATAATATAAAAAAGTAACTTGAATATAAAAGTTAAATATTTAAAAATAATTTAATATCATTATTCATAATAATATTAATGGGAAATACACAATCCGCACAAAAAATTAATTATGAAGACGTCCAGTATATCATTTCCAATTCACAAACGCATTTATTAATTAATACGTTAGATGAAAAAGAGCAAAATTGTTTAATAACCAATACTATGAATATAGCTAATGAAGAAACTATTATAAATAAATTAATTCAAACAGGAAATAAAAATATTAAAATTGCGATTTATGGACGAAATTGTAATGATGACAAAATATATACTAAATATACTCAGCTTAACTCTCTAGGGTTTTATAATGTTTACATTTATGTAGGCGGTCTATTTGAATGGTTTTTATTACAAGATATTTATGGAGAGAAGGAAGTCCCTACAACGACAAAAGAATATGATTTATTAAAATATAAACCTAGAAAAGTATTAAATATTCCTCTTCTAGAATATTGAAATTATTTTAAGTCTAGCAAATAATTTTTTATTGCAACATTAGATAATTCGCACGCTCTTTTATTATCATTTTTGAAAATATGTGTAAAACTTACGTTATCAAAACGGCTCTCCAACTCCTTAGCCCTGCAATATAATTCCATTAAACCTTCAGAATCACAACTATGTAATCCTTTCATATGGTTTATTATTGGCAAATTATCGCTTTCCACCATTATATGCGATATATTCATAAAATATGCTTTATGTAATCCCAAAATTAAAGCTATATATTCAGCATAGTTATCTATTTTTTTATCTTCAATAAAATAACTATTCGCCCAAACCTCTATATCATTTTTATATATTACGATTCCGCAACCTGATAAACCTGTATTATTTTGGTTGTAACCGTTAAATTTTAGTTTATACACATATTCGGGAAATATTTTTATATATTTTTTTTGTGCTCGCATCATTTTTGGAAACATATATAATTATAAAATATATTACTATAATTATATATCTTTATTACGTTTATAAAAAAAGTATTTTTTGACTCTATTGTAATGGTATATAAAAGCACTAATGTCACAAATAAAAATAAAATTATATATTATAATAATTATTTATAATGAGCAATTATATTTCCCAAGATATAATATTATTTGTAGAACAGTTTATAGATGCTAATGCTATAAATAGTGGAGAAGAAACTGTTCGTAATAAATAATAAAATTATTATCATAAAAATACATTTTTTAAATTTTCTATTTCTTTTTTTGCTTTTTTGTGTAGTTTTAATGATTCTTTTTTTGAATAAGGCGTTATAAATAATTTGTCACTTCTATATTTTAATACTCTAGAGTCAAATAAATTAATAGCTCTCATTAACGCCTTATCGTAACTAAGTTTTTCCACATACATTCCATAAATAACGCACCTATCTACATCATATGCTGTCAATAAATCAGCTTCTCTCACTATATGATATGCTAACTGGAAATCACCTAAATTAGGATATCCTACATTTTTTACTTTTGAATAAGAAATAGTTGAAATAATATCACATACGGTATTTAAGTTTTTTGCTGGCATATAATCAGCCATGTAATTCTTTATCATTCCTATTCCATTTTTTTCTATCATATATTTTTTATCACACATATCATGCAATATAGCGGAAGAACAAATAATTTCTCTCTGCGAGCCCAAAAAAGCATTTTTTTCTAATTCACTTTCATAAATTTTATTGGCATAACTATAGACTTCCATACTATGTTTTAAAGCGTGTGATTCATCTATGTTATATATTCTGCTCGTTCTCATTACATACAAAAATGCTGAATTTATTAAATTAACTGCTGGTATTATTTTCATTTATATATTTATATATTTACATAAAAAAATACTAAATATAATCGCATATTTCTGTAGTTAATTCATTATTTTTTGTTATTACCCTAAAAGGTTTTCCACACCCATAAATTAAACCTTTTTCTATATAATAGACACACATTTCTTTTGATAAATGCGGATCTATTTGTTTTTTGTCTAACTTGTAAATTCCGTGTCTAAATATAGCACAATTTATTTCTAATAAAATAAAAAAATCTTTACAATGAGGACACTGTAATACTATATTTTTTTCCATTTTATATATTATTTTTTTATAAATATTATTTTTTTATAACTATTATTTTTTTAATGTATAAATTTTTCAATTTTATTAATCCATTCTTTAATTAATTCCTCATTTCTATAAATATCCATATTTCCGTTTAACGTTAATAATTCTCCATATATTTTTTTTTCTGTACCTTCTGTGTCTAATTCTATCATATTATCGTGATACCTATCGCAATCTTCTAGATATTCTAACGGTATATTGGTCTCGCCATCTCTTGAACGTTTTAGAATTCTCATATGACATATTTCAGGCGAAGCTTTCACATAAATTATCTTATTTACTGGATAATCTTCAATAAATGTGTCAAACCAATTTAAATATATTTGATAATTTACATATTCAATTTTTCCACAATCATATAACATTTTGGCAAATACAAGCTTGTCAGTATATAAACTTCTCTCTGTTATTATTATTATATTTTTTTTTTCTACTGTCGAAGAATACATAGTATGTATATTTTTTAAAGTATCTTTTAATAATTTTAACCTTGAAACATAAGCCATCATTTGAAAAGGAAACGAATATTTTTGTTGATTACCATAAAATTTTTCAAGAATAGTTACACCATTTTCGTCTTTTATTTTTTCCCATTCATCAACAGGCTCTTTTAAAAATATTACTTCTGGCACATTTTCATAATGTTCGCGCAAATTTTGTAATAACGTAGATTTGCCAGAACCTATATTTCCTTCAATTGAAACAATAGTAATAGTAAACATTTTATTATTATTTAATTGTATTTTGTATATCTGTATAAGGTTTATATCATTTTATAAACGACAAAGTTTCGTTTCATTTTTATTTTTAAAAAAAATTGATATAAAAAATAAACTTAAAGACATAGCAAGATATTATAACATATATAGCAAGCATAATGGATTTAAACCAAAGAAAACTCAACCGATCTGAATGGAACTCTATTGAAATTTCAGTATCAACTGCTGAAATTGAAGTATTGAAACTTATTATGGCTGGTTATAAAGACGTTAATATTAAGATGAATTATAATAATTCTATCTTTACATTTTTAAAGATAGAATTCAGTGAAAAAATGGAAGATCATTTATATAATAAATACTTACGCGAAAGAGGCGACAAAATTGAAGCGGATTTTATTAAAATAAATAGTGGATATAAATTTATCAAAATTGATAGTAAAGAAAAAATTAATTCAGCTGATAAAATTCGTTTAGATAGGTACGATGAAACGGCTTTGAAAAAAAATGATATATACGAGTTTATTTTATTAACACATATCGAACAAATTATATTTAATTATTTGAAGACAAAAAATGATAAATTATTTAATTTCCATTATTATACATTATATAAGTTAATTCGAAATAATATATTTAGACTGAACCGACACGTGACATTGTTAACAAATAAAATTTTGTCATTCTTTGAAGAACATATACAACCATCAATCATTATTGAAAATGCTGTGGAATTTATTGAAAAAAATGAAAATTTATTGAAGTATGGTGATATGGTCCTTTACGAGCATCAAAAAGAAATATTTACTGCGTGCAAGAGTAGTACACCAAAATTAATATTATATATGGCGCCTACAGGAACAGGCAAAACACTTACGCCTATAGCACTTTCCGAACAAAAAAAAATAATCTTTGTTTGTGCCGCAAGACACGTTGGACTAGCTCTCGCTAGAGCGGCGATTTCTGTAAATAAAAAAATAGCTTTTGGTTTTGGTTGTGCTAGTGCTGATGATATTAGGCTACATTATTTCTCGGCAAAAGAATATACTAAAAATAAAAGAACAGGTGGCATTGGCAAAGTTGACAATAGCGTTGGCAGTAGCGTTGAAATTATGATTTGCGATATCAAGTCATATTTACCTGCTATGTATTATATGCTTGCGTTTAATAGCGCTTCAAATTTGATTATGTATTGGGATGAACCTACTATAACGATGGATTATAGAGAACACGAATTTCATCCTATCATTAGAAATAACTGGAAGAAAAATTTAATTCCAAATATTGTATTGTCTTCTGCTACTTTGCCGAAACTAAAAGAATTAACAGAGACTAAAAGTGACTTCTTAAATAAATTTCCTGGAGCTGAAATATGTAATATAGTAAGTCACGATTGTAAAAAATCTATTCCCATTATTAATAAAGACGGATTTGTAGTATTACCTCATTATTTACACGAAAGTTATGAGAGAACATTAATTACTGCGAATCATTGCGAAAATTACTTAACATTGTTAAGATATTTTGATTTGAAAGAAGTTGTGGAGTTTATTACTTATATTCTTAAAAATAATTTATGTAGCTCTAGAAAAATGAAATTATATAGATTTTTTGAGACGCTTAATGATATAAATATGAAAAATATAAA